CGCCACGCGATGCTCATGCTGATCGGCTTCTGGTACGAAAACCGCAGCACGGTGCTCGTCGGCTCAATCAGCAAGCCGCTCGAGTACGCTGTTGAGTCGTTGTTGTCTTCGCAGAAGTGGGGCACGTACCGATGATCGACGCCGGCAAGCTCCGCGAGCGTGTCACGGTGCAGATCGCCAGCGGTGCCACAAACGCACTCGGCGAGACGGTGCTGACGTGGAACAATTCCACGGCCGTCTGGGCGAGCGTGGAAGGCGTGTCGGCCCGCGAGGCCCTGGCAGCTGGGCAGCAGGACATCACCATCACCCACAAGGTGCGGCTGCGGTACCTGTCGGGCCTGACGCAAAACATGCGTTTTGCGTGGCGCAGCCGCACGTTGGAAATCGTCAGCCTGCTTGAGCACGGCAACCGCAGCGAACATGAGGCTGTGTGCGTGGAGAACGCTGGCTAATGGCTGTTTCCGGCATCCGAGTATCGGCCAACTTTGAAAAGCTTGACGAGCTGCGGACGGCTCTTGGCAACGTGTTCTCAAAGAAGGAAATGGCAGCAGTGCTTGAGCAGTCGCTGGAGCGTGCCATTGAGCCTGCCTATTTGCGGCTGCGCGAGGTGACGCCTCGCGGGCCTACCGGAAATCTCCTGCGTGCTGCAGCCCGCAAGACAAAGGCGTACCCGCGAGACGGCAACGCCGTCGGCTTGATTGGCTACAACCGCTCTGGCACTGGCGGTTCAGATTCGGCACAAGGCGGGTCTGTGCAGACTGGGCCAGATAGAGGCTTTCACCAGTGGTGGCTGGAGTACGGCACCCGCCCGCGAGTAATCAACAAGTTTTCAAACAAGCCATACGAGCGACGCAGCAAGCTCGGCACGCTGCACATGGTGCGTGGCCAGAATGCGTTCATCGCGTCCAGCTACAACAAGCTTGGCCCGTTTAAGATCATCCGTGGCCGTGACCGTCGGCAGGATGGCTTCGACACTGACCCGCCGTATCAAAAAGCGTTTTTCAAGAAGAGCTCCAGCCCTATTCGCATCTCAGCCATGCGGCCTGGCGGTATCAACGGCCAGCCGCCCGTGCGGACTGCGTTTGAGCAGTCGCAGAAAAACGTTGAGTTCATCCTGGAGCAGGAGCTCGGCTCTGTGCTGAACCAGGCGGTACAGAAACTGCCCGTAGAGAAGTCAGGGAGTCTTTCAGGCTAATGCCGCTCAAATCACCAGAAACCGTCGTGCGTGCGGCGTTAATCGCCAACAACAGCGTCAACAGCTTGGTCGGCACCCGCATCTACCCTGTGGTTGCACCGGCCACTGCCGCCCTGCCGTACATCGTGTGGCGTCGCTCGGCAGTCCGCCGGCAGCATTCGCTCGGCGGGCCGGTTGGCACTCCTGTTGTGTCGCTGGATCTTGAGATTTATGCGGCCACATACGAAGGAGTCAGGGACTTGGCGGACAGGTGCCGGCAGGTTCTGGATGGATACGGCGGCACCGTGGACAATGTGGAAGTAAGCAACGCGTCGCTGGACAACGAATATGACGGCTTCGCGGTGCTCCAGGGAGCAGACCTCCCGATTGAATACACGGTGACCCAGTCCTACAGCGTCCTCTGGCAGGAGAGTTAAACGATGGCCGTCACGCCTCATGATGGTTCGGGAACAGTTCTGACGTTCGCTGGCACCACGTACACGGTGACCAATATCGTCGTGAGTCATAACGACCCGAACGTTGAGAACACCATCGACGTGTCCCATCTTGGCCTGTCGTCCGGCTCGTCGGTTCTGACCCAGGATCGGCCTCTTTCCGGCTCGGCCACCGACACTGGGCAGCAGGTGCAGGTCGACTACCTCGGAAAATCGCTTGTTGCTGACGGCAGCACTGGCACCCTTGCCGTGACGCACAACGGCGTGAGCCTGTTGAGCCGAGCGGCCACTGTCAGCTCGAGCACGCTGACGTTCGCCCTTAACGACGCCGTGCGTGGCTCTGCCACGTTCCGCATCGCCCGGTCGTAAGCCTGACGGGAGGCCGTCATGCCCACATCGGCTCAGGGGGCCTCAATTACCTTTGGCAGCGCTACGCTGACCGAAGTAATTGAGTATTCCGTCGAGGCCAACGTGTCGCTGTCCCAGCATGGCGACTTTGGCCAGGTGACGGTGCGGGCCATGGATAACGCAGTGCCGTGGTCGAGTTACGGCGGATACAGAACGCTGTCGATTTTGCACGGCGGGAACTATGTGTTCCGCGGCGGATGTGTTTTGGAGCGCATTAAGATTGATGCGCGTCGGAATGACATCCTGTACTTCAGCATGGTATTCCGCATTGTATATCCGTCACGAGTGTACCCAACCTGAGGTGTGTAATGAGTGCCTTAACGAAAGATCAGATTCTGGCCGCCGACGACATGGATCTGTTGGAGATCAACGTGCCTGAGTGGAATGGCAGCGTGTACATCCGCGTCATGAGTGTCGGCGAGCGGGATGCATATGAGCGCGAGTGGATCGGCAAGCGAGAGACAGGCGTGGAGCACTTCCGCACGAAGTTCCTGCAGCGCGTGCTGTGCAGTGAGAACGGCGAACTGCTTTTCAATGCTGACGAGGTGGCGGCGCTCTCCAAGAAATCCGCCCGCGTCATGGCGCGGTTGTGGGATAAGGCGATGAAGCACAACCATCTCATGGCAGACGATGTGGAGGAACTGGCAAAAAACTGAACCTGCGCCCCTCGCGGCGGTTTTTGTTCCGGCTGGCTGGCCACCTGGGCATGACTGTCGGAGAACTCGAGAGGCGCATGGACAGCAGGGAACTGAGTGAGTGGATCGCTTACACGAGGTACTTCGAGGCAATACCTGACCAGTGGCAGCAGACGGGGTTGATTGTTTCCGCCCTGCTGGCACCGCACTCGCGGAAAGGTCAGGCACCGCGCCCCGATGACTTTGTGCCAATCGACAAACCGCCGCAGCACCCGGATCAGATAGCAGGACAACTGACAGAACTGCAGAAGCGACTAGGGATGCTCTGATGGCTTCCGTACTCAGTTTGGCGATGAAGGTGACGGCCGATGCCAGCGGCCTGGAAGCTTCTTTGTCCCCAGTCGATAAGGCGCTTGCGTCGCTTAGTACCAAGGCAAACGACGTGGCCTCGATGTTCGACAAGTTCCTGGCCTCGACCACCGGGGCTGCGGACGCCCAGGCGAATGTCCGAACGCAGCTTGAGCAGCTGTCGCAGGCCATGCAGGATGGCGGGCTAAATGCCAAGGACTATGCCGCTGCGTTCAATGCGGTGCAGTCATCCGCACAAGACCTAGAGCGGATTTTTCAAGACGGCGCCAGGACTACGGCGCAATTTGCGACCGAGCAGGACAAGGCTGCCGGCAAGGTTGAGGCACTGACTAAGCAGCTGCAGGTCGGCGCAATTGACGGCCCGACGTTTGAGCGTGCGTTGTCTGACATCGCCGGCGTGGATCTCACGTCTACCGACCAAGGACGGCAGTACATCGAAAAGCTTGCGGCCTCAGCCAAGGCTGGCGGCGTTGATGCTCGCGCTGCCGCGGCAGACCTCATTAAGTTCGGCGATTCCGGCCAGCAGATGTCGCAATCTCTAGACAAGCCAACGCTAAAGCTCAACGAGCTTGCCGGCATCTTCGCCATCATGCCAGGCCCAGTTGGTAATTTGGCCGGCCGTTTTTCTGGGTTGGTTTCCGCCGGCGAAGGGTTGCAGCGAGTTTTTTCTGGCGGCATCACAACTGGTTTTTCTTCGCTTGCCGGCGCAGCCACGGCGCTGCTCAATCCGTTCACGCTTGCGGTGGCTGGCATTGCAGCCTTTGGCGCTGCGGCTGCCGCCATCGGTGCTGGATTGCAACAACTCACTGGCCGCGTCGAGGAACTGCAAAACACGGCATCCCGGCTCGGCACGTCGTTTGAGTTTGCACAAGTGCTCGAGCAGGCGGCCTTGCGTAGTGGAGTTGCCGTTGATCAGCTGGCTGCAGGCTTGCAAAGGTTTGAAGTCAACATTTCAAAGGCACGCGAGGGTGGCAACGCTGCAGCTGATGCGTTTGAAAAATTGGGTATCAGTCAGGAAGAACTGCAGAACAGTGACCCAACGGACCTCGCCGGCCGGGTTGCAGAAGCGCTCGCAGAGATTGAAGATCCGGCAGAGCGGGCACGGTTGGCCACTGACTTGCTCGGAAAGAGCGGGCTGGAGTTGCTGCCTGCGTTTGCAAGCATCGACGATGCTGCCGTGTCCATGGACAAGTTCCGTGCCACCATCAGCGAGGTGGACGTGCAGCGGCTCTCGTCGCTTGATGACGTGTTTGATGACATTGGAGTGGCACTGCAGGGCCTCGGCACGCAGCTGCTTGTGCCATTTACCGGCCTGGCAAAGGGCGTTGCCGACGCCTTGACGGAGGCTATATCAGGCATCACGCGATTCATCGATCCAATTCTTGACGCACTCACGCCGGTCTTTGACACGTTGGGCCAGTTGATCTCCGACTATGCGACCGAGTGGGCCAATTTCGCCGGGCAGGCTGGCGAGTACATCGGCGGCTTTATTGAGACTGTGCTGCGTATCGCCACGATTGTGGGCGAGGCGTTCACGCAGACCGTGCAATACGTGTCTGACCTGCTGACTGAGTTTGGCGAGTTCACAGGCTTGGGCGGCGTCGTGTCGTCTGTCGCCAGTGCTATTGCCGGTGCGTTCAATGGCCTGTGGGAAGGCATCAAGAACGTCGTAGGCCAGGTCGGCGGGTTCATTGAGAGGGTGCTGCAGTTTGCCGAAGACTGGCTGGGCATTGACCGCGGCATCGATGCCGCGAATGACTCGTACCGCGAGCAGGCGGACATCGTGAAGAAGACTGCCGAAGAGTCAGAAAAGAAAGCCAAGGCTGAAGAAGAGGCCGCCAAGAAAGCTGTTGAGGCAAACACGAAGATTGTGGATGCACTGCTTGAGCAGCTCGAGGTTGAAGAGAAGTTCGGCGGCGACAACGCCAGGGCCAAGGCTGCGGAGAACGTCGAAGCAATTGAAAAGGAAATCGCACGCGTCCGCGAGGAAGTGGAGAAAGCCAGGGCCGCTGGTGACACCGAGGCCGAGCGGGCCGGCATGGAGCGGCTAGCTCAATTGGATCAAATCCAAGCCCAGCAGGAAGACATTGCCAGCGGCGCTGCGGCGGATCGCAAGCGGGCGGCGGAAGAGCAGAAGCGAATTGATGATGAGCAGCGTAAACGTGACGACGAGAGGCGCAAGGCACTTGAGGACAACGCCAAGAAAATTGCAGAGGCCCAAGAAAAATACATTGAGGCCAATTTCAAGCTTGAGAAGTCGCGCATCGAGGAGCTAAACGAATTGCGTCTTGGCGCTCTGGCGATATCAGATATTCGCAGCACGGAGGGCGCGGCCGTGTTTCTTGACTTGGCAAGCGGCAAGGCCGACCCTGCTATTGAAGAGTACCGCAAGCAACGCAAGCAGCTTGAGGAGCTCAATGCCAACGTCAAAAAGCTGCAAATCCAAAAGGCTGAGATACTGGGGGCCACGGGATGACCACGATAGGGCAACCAACCGGCGGCGGTGGCGTGACGCCTGGTACAAGCAACCCGCAGCGCGATCTGTATTCCGAGGGGCCGCCGGATGAAAACGGCCTGCCGAAATACACCATCACCGAAACTCGCTCGACTGCACAGAAGTTCGGCGAGGCGCCCGTGCACACGCGCAAGTTCAAGGCGGTGCAGGAGATTTACACAGGATCGAAAGCCGACCAGGCCGCGGTATCGCAGGCCATCAATGTGCAACTGAAGCAGCCGCACCCTACATTCCCAGGCTGCCAAGCGTCGGACTTTGAGATATCTGAAACCACCGAGGAAACGGAGAGCGGGCTAAAGCTCATAACTGAGGTGACCGTAACCTATACGGTCATCGACCCAGAAACGCCCGACGTTGATCCGCTGTCAAAGCCTGACATTTGGACATTCCAAACCCAGGGCGCTTCCATCGCGGCGCTGTTTTACTTTGACAACGACACAATCAAGCCGCTCACCAACAGCGCGGGCGATTACATTAAGGGCCTGCAAGGCGACGAGGCGCAGACCAAGGTTGTGATAAAGGGCAATCGCGCCGCTTTCCCATCTGCCATCGCAACGGCGTTGACCAATTGCGTCAACGGCGATGCGTTCCTCGGCGCCGGGCCGGATTACTGGAAGTGCCAAGGTATTTCTGGCCAGGTCAAATATGAGACGGTCAATGAAGTGCTCGTAAAGTATTGGGAAATCACAGTTGAGCTGCTGTACCGCCAGACCGGATGGAACCTGCAGATACCTGACATCGGCTTTAATTTCATTGATGGCGGCCAGAAGAAGCGGGCCATGGTCTTTGATGATGAAAATAAAGTCTGGGTTGCAAGCGCAGACCCCATTGCCCTAGATGGCAGCGGCGGCAAAAAGGCTGCAGGGCAACCACCGTTCGTATTGGATCGCCGCTTGTATCGACGCGTGAACTTCGGCAACTATTTCGGATCGCCACCAGAGTAGGAATCAACCAATGCCCGACATTAGCTACAACATTTCCGCGCTTGTCAGCAAAGGCGCGCTCGTTCAAAACCTTAACGCGTCAAACGTCACGGCCAACATTGCCACGGCTGGCATACTGTCCGTGACGCTCAATCTCAGCACTTCGCCAACGACTGTCAGCACCGCTACCATGGGGGCGCTCGGACTGTGCTTCGCGCGGAACCTTGCGACCGCGGC